CAGGGCTACTCGAAAGAAGAGATTGCCCCGATGTTACGGGACACGCCTTGTCTGACTGGCTTGGTGAGTGAGTCGAAAGCAAAGGACGGAAGCAACACAATTCTGCAGAAGAATTTTCCTGGCGGCACGTTGTCGCTTGTTGGCGCTAACTCACCGCGTGGCTTCAGGCGTGTGAGCAGAAGGGTTGTGTTGTTTGATGAGGTGGACGGTTATCCGGCATCAGCAGGATCTGAGGGTGATCAGATCAAGCTGGGCATCAAGCGGACTGAGTATTACTGGAACCGCAAGATCATTGCCGGCAGCACGCCAACGGTGAAGGACTTCAGCCGCATCGAGCGGATGTACGAGGAGTCAGATAAAAGGCGCTACTTCGTGCCCTGCCCAGAATGCAACGAGATGCAGGTGCTGGAGTGGGAAAACATCAAGTGGATCAACAATGATCCTGAGACTGCGGCTTATGCCTGCAAGGGTTGCGGCGTTTTGATCCCGCACAGCAAGAAACGCTGGATGGTTGAGCGCGGTGAATGGCGGGCTACTGCGCCGGGCAACGGTAAGCACGCAGGGTTCCACATCTGGGCGGCGTACAGCTACAGCCCGAATGCAAGGTGGGCTGATCTTGTCGCTGAATTTTTAGAGGCCAAGTCAAACCCTGAGCAGCTGCGGGTGTGGATCAACACGACGCTTGGGCAAACGTGGTCTGACGATTACAGCAGCGCCATGAGTGCTGAAGCGTTGGTTGAACGCTGTGAGGATTACGAGGAGGGTGTGCTGCCTGCTGGTGTCCTGACCGTCACGATTGGCGTTGACGTGCAGGGTGGCGGCGGAACGCTTGGGGAAAGATTGGCAATCAGCGTTTGGGGCTGGGGCCGTAAGGAAGAGGGCTGGCTGATTCAGTACATCGAGATTGCAGGAGACCCGACGCGTTCTGAGGTGTGGAAACGGCTAGACGAGTTCGTAACGCGCAAGTGGCCGCATGAGCTGGGTGGCAGCTTGAAGGCTGACTTCATCGCAGTTGACAGCGGTGGTTTTGCGACGAGCGAGGTTTATCAATACGCGCGGGAGCGCAGGGCCAATGGCGTGATTGCCATTAAGGGTCAGAGCCAGCGAGACAAGCAGCCGATTGGCAAGGCCACAAAGGTTGACATCAACTCACGAGGCAAGACGATCAAAAAGGGTGCGACGTTGTTCCCGGTTGGCGTTCATGCCATCAAGAACACGATGGCGGGCCGGTTGAAGTACACCGAGCTGGGCGAGGGTTATTTGCACTTTCACGCCACAACAGGCGAGGAGTATTTCAAGATGCTCACCGCTGAGAAGCAGGCGATCAAATTCAGAAACGGATTCCCTGAGCGGATATGGGTCAAAAAGGGCGGAGCAAGGAACGAGAGCTGGGACACATTGATTTACGCCTACGCCTGTTTGCAGCTGCTGTATCGCAAATATGACCGCAGAACTATTTGGGATCAGTTGGAAAAGCGTTTGGAGCAGCCGCTAAGATCGAAGGAAGCACCGCGTAAAGCGGTTGCGGCGCCGTCGTTCGTGAACAACTGGTGATTAAACATCCGGCTGAGATCAGGATCGGCGACACCGTAATTTTTGACGTGCCGTCCTTTGCCAACAGCATTGGCACGACGATCGACAACACCTACACGCTGACTTGGTACGGGCGGACAAATACAAATCACAAAGGCGCAGCGGTAACGGCCGCTGATCAGGGTGACGGCTGGCGCGTCACGATTTCTTCGTCAACAACTGAAACCTGGGTTGCTGGCACTTGGTTTTTCCAGCTTGTAGCCGTTAGCGGCTCGACGCAGTATTTAGCGGGCGAGGGTCAGTTCAAGGCCATCGCAAGTCTTGCCTATACGGGCCAACCTGCCGCGTTTGATGGTCGCAGCCGTGCGCAAGTTGATCTCGATCAAGTACAGACTGCCATCCGCACGATTCTTAACGGTGGGGCAGTCAAGAGTTACTCAGTTGCCGGACGTAATTTGCAGAAGTATGAGTTAGCAGATTTGCTGGCTTTAGAAACTAAGCTGAAAGCTGAAGTTAAGCGTGAGCAGACAGCTGATCTGATTCGCAATGGTCAAGGCAATCCCCACAACTTGTTCGTGAGATTCTGATGGGCGTTCGATCTGCATTCCGCGAACTGTTCCGACGTGAGCGGCCACAACGTCGCCGTAGTTATGCAGGCGCGCGAGTAAGCCGGCTGACTGCTGACTGGGTAACGAGTGGCACCAGTGCAGACAGTGAGATTAAGTCGAGCTACAAGATGCTGCGCAACCGCGCGCGGCAGCTTTGTAGAGACAACGATTACGCGAAACAGGCCCTAAGGAGCATCACTAACAATGTGATCGGGCATGGGATTTATCACCAGTCACAGGTGCGGATGCAACGTGGCGGGCGGATGGATGAGGCAACTAATGCCCGTATCCATCAAGCATGGACACGCTGGAGCCATAAGACGCGCTGCGATGTCAGTGGCCTGCTGAGCTTCTATGACATGGAGCGGCTGCTGTGCCGCAGCTTGGCTGAGTCTGGTGAAGTGTTCATCAGGATTATCCGCCGGCCATTCGGTGACAGCGGTATTCCTTTTGCGCTGCAGGTGCTTGAGGCTGACTATCTCGTCGATGATGACGTTCAAGCTTCAAAGGACAGCAGAACAGTTCGCATGGGGATTGAGCGCGACGAGTATCTGCGCCCGATTGCCTACAACTTCTATGCCAACCATCCCGGCGATGTTTATGCCGGCAACGTGCGCACTGCACGCCGCATCCGTGTTGATGCTGAGGATGTAATCCATCTGTTTATGCCTGAGCGTCCTAGCCAGACGCGCGGCGTCACTTGGTTTGCCTCAGCATTGCAGCGGCTGCACATGCTTGATGGTTATGAGAACGCTGAGCTTGTGCGTGCTCGCGCTAGCAGCGCATTGATGGGATTTATCACTAGCCCTGAGGGTGAGCTGATTGGTGATGACGTTGTTGACGGGGATCGAGTTACAAACTTTGAACCTGGCGTCTATAAGTACCTGGACCCCGGGCAGAGCGTAGAGGTCCCGCAGCTGGACGCACCTGATGGTCAGCTTGAGGCGTTTACCCGGTCAATGTTGCGTGCTGCAGCTGCTGGCATTGGGGTGAGTTTCGAGAGTATTTCGAAGAATTACAGCATGTCGAACTACAGCAGCAGCCGTCTGAGCTTGCTTGAGGAGCGGGACACATATAAGTGTCTGCAGCGTTATTTCATTGAGAACTTCCACCAAATCGTTTTTGAAAAGTGGATGGACATGGCGGTGCTTAGCGGAACGCTGAGCCTGCCGGGTTACGAAACAGACCCTGATCGTTATCGCGCTAGCAAGTGGGTGCCGCGCACTTGGGAATGGGTCGATCCTCAGAAAGAGGTTGCGGCTTACAAGTCAGCAGTGCGCAGCGGCTTCAAAACTCTTGGTCAAGTCATCAGCGAACAAGGCGGTGACATTGAAGAGCTGCTGACGATGCGTCAGGCCGAGCTGGCAATGCTTGACGAGAAGAACATCATCACGGACACCGATCCGAGCGAGGTCAACGGTGGCGGTGGTGTTCAGCCTGGTTTAGGCATGGGTGCCATTCCGGCATTTGAGGACACAGAGCCTCCGGTATCTGACGAGGAGGAGGTGCAGGAAGATGGCGACGATTGAAGGCGTTGAGATTGATTTGACGCCAACGTCAGGCATGAAGGAAGAGGCGCAGCGTTATCGCGATTGGAAAGCTGATGGCGAAGCTGGCGGCACTGAGGTTGCAGCACGCAGGGCAACGCAGATCCTGAGCGGCAACGAACTAAGTGCAGACACAGTTCTGCAGATGAACTCGTTTTTCGCACGCCACAAAGTAGACAAACAAGCCGAGGGTTTTTCTCCTGGAGAGGATGGCTATCCGTCGCCCGGCAGAGTCGCATGGGCAGCGTGGGGTGGAGACGCTGGAATGAGGTGGAGTAGCGGCAAAGCAGATAGAATCAAAGAAATTCGTGATAGAAGCATGGACACGGATAGGGCCGAGCCTGGTGATTTGCGGGTTGGCGATTTTGTGCGGTGGAATGCAAGTGGAGGCACAGCACAAGGCAAGATCGACCGCATTGAACGCGATGGTTCAATCAACGTCCCTGATTCAGAGTTCACCATTAATGGTGATGAGGACGATCCTGCAGCCTTAATCACTGTTTATCGCGAAGGTGATGAAGGCTGGGAAGCAACAGATGTGCAGGTTGGCCATCGCTTTTCAACTCTGACCAAGATCGCAGCGTTGCGTTGGCTTGAGGGCAAGACCTACAAGCGCAGCGAAAGCACTGCATTTGATGAGGTTGAGGACCGCACTTATGACTTTCCGTTTTCCTCTGAGCAGCCTGTGGCTCGGTATTACGGAAACGAAATCCTTAGCCACGAGAAAGGCGCTGCTGATCTCAGTCGCCTGAATGACGGCGCTCCGCTGTTGTTCAACCACAACCCTGATCGCGTGATTGGAGTTGTGGAGCGTGCGTATATCGACGACGACAAACGTCGTGGTTATGCGCGCGTGCGGTTCAGCCGCAACGAGTTCGCGCAGGAAGTCTTGCGCGACGTACGGGACGGAATCATCCGAAACGTGAGCTTCGGCTACGCCATCGAAAAGATGGAGGAGAGGAGTGGCGGCGATTTTGTCGCTACCTCTTGGACCCCTACGGAGGTCTCGGCCGTTGCAATTCCCGCTGATGCCAGCGTGGGATTTGGCCGCTCCTTATCGGACTCCGAACCCGAACCCGCTGCCTCGGCAGCAATAACCACACCACCTGTTCCTGAAATGGAAAACACCACCCCTGACATGGAAGTGGTGCGGGCCGAGGCCGTTGAGGCTGAGCGTTCCCGCATCGCTGAAGTGACCAGCCTGTGCAATAAGCACGGCATGGAAGATCTGGGCCGTCAGCTCGTCGAGTCTGGCCGTTCGATCAATGAAGCACGCGCTGCTGTGCTTGAAAAACTCAACGTCAAAGAGGAGCCCGTCAACATGAAGGCCGCTGAAATTGGCCTCACCGAGAAGGAAAGCCGCAGCTTCTCCTTCATGCGTGCCATTAACTATCTGGCAAACCCGACTGATCGGGCTGCCCGTGAGGCCGCTGCGTTTGAGATCGAAGCCTCTGAAGCTGCAGCTGACAAGCTGGGCCGCGCTTCCCGTGGCATCACCATCCCTGTGGATGTGATGCGTCGTGATCTGACTGTTGGTACTGCCACCGCTGGCGGCAACTTGGTTGAGACCGAGCTGGATTCCGCCAACTTCATTGATCTGCTGCGGAATGCCTCCGCTCTGGATCAAGCTGGCGCAACCGTGCTGACTGGCCTTTCTGGCAACGTCAACATCCCCCGCCAGTCTGGTGCTGCCACCGCTTACTGGGTTGCTGAGTCCGGTTCACCCACCGAGTCCCAGCAGACCATTGATCAGGTCGCACTGACGCCCAAGACCTGCGGTGCTTTCACCGATTTCAGCCGCAAGCTGATGATCCAGTCCTCCATTGACGTGGAGAACATGGTGCGTGGTGACCTGGCCAAGGTGCTGGCGCTTGAGATCGACCGCGTCGGTCTGTATGGCTCCGGCTCCTCCAACCAGCCCCTGGGCCTGAAGGACACCACCGGCGTTCTGACTGAGGACTTCTCTGCTAACACCCCAACCTTTGCTGAGGTTGTGGCTCTGGAAAGCGATGTGTCCGGTGCCAACGCTCTGCTGGGTTCTCCTGTCTATGTGATGAACGCGGCAATGGCTGGCAGCCTGAAGACTGCCACCAAGGATTCTGGCTCTGGTCAGTTCATCCTCCAAGGCGGTGAGGTCAACGGCTATCGCGCTGTGATCTCTAACCAAGTTGCAAGCAACGACCTGTGGTTCGGTAACTTCTCCGATCTGATCATTGCTTACTTCTCTGGTCTGGATCTGATGGTTGATCCCTTCACTGGCAGCACCTCCGGCACCGTCCGCGTGGTTGCTCTGCAGGATGTGGACATCGCAGCCCGCCATGGCGCGAGCTTCTCACGCGGTAACAACAGCCTCTGATTATGAAGATCGAGATCCGTAAACAGGTCACGCTGTCGGGTCAAGTCGTCCGCATTGGGGAAGTCGTTGAGGCTTCCCTTACGGATGCAACGATCCTTCTGGGCCAAGCTGCAGCTGTTCCTTATGTGGAGCCCGTGCAGCCTGAGGAAACGCCAACGCCTAAGGCAGAGGCAAAGCCGAAAACCACTACACGCCGGAGGGCTAAACAATCATGACCGTCCAAAATCTCGGCACAAAAACCACGCTCTTGTCGCTCTCGGCAAGTGATGTGGTGACTGCCACCGCCAACCGCACTGGCGTCGATCTCGTTGATTACGAGGGTGACATCATGGCCGTACTCGATGCTGAAGCCGGTGGCTCTGGCATCACCTACGCCGTGAAGATTCAAGACTCTGCAGACAACAGCACCTTTGGTGATGTTTCTGGCTTGGCCTTCACAACCACGACTGCCAACACCGCACTGACTGAGACCCTTCGCATTAACAGCGATGAGGTCAAGCGTTACATCCGTGCCGTCATCACCGTTGCTGGTGGCACTGGCGCTGGCGCTCTGAGCGTTGTTGCTCTTGGTTCTAAGAAGTACGGCTGATCATGGCACTTGCAGACTTTCTCACTGACGACCTCGCTGTTTTTTTCGACGATCCTTTTGGAGTGTCGGCAACGTCGGGTTCGACGACTGCGAAAGTCTTGCTTGATCAACCCAGTCAAGTCTTGGCTGGTGACATGGTGCTCAGCACTGACTACCAAGTCACCGCCAAGGCTTCTGACTTTGGGACACTGCTGGCAGGAGCCAGCATGACTGTTGATTCAGTCGATTACACCGTCAGAGAAACTCGTCTTGTGGGCGATGGGTTGATCTGTGAAATCTCGCTGCAGAAGACATGACGACGCTGCGGGAAAACATTCTTGACGACATTGTCAGCAGCCTTGCTGGCACAACCAACGTTGGGACGCGCATCTACAGAAGCCGTGTGGTGCC